TCCTGAATGGAAAGCAGCTCCACTGAGCCCCTGAAAACACCTCTAAGCAAATACCCAGAAGCCTCATTCAAAAGAAACACACACAAAGAGTTAGTGGGGGGCTGACTGGCCGTGGCCACTGCCCCAACAACGGCAGAATTTGGATAGCAATGTCCCTCCCCTTTCAGCTCTTGAGGGCCACCCCTTCCCCCATATCCTCGAGAGTAGGGATGGCAGTGGTTTTGGAAAGGGGCAAAGGTCCTCTCCCTTCTTAACTAGCAGAAGAGGAAGCAAATTCCCCAAAAGGGAAGTGAGTTATGGGCAGGAAGCCCTCCTCACCCCTCCTCCGCAGTGCAGCGCTGCCCCTTCAAGCTCCCCCATGCAGTCGCCTCACCTATGGGGAAAAAGAAACTTCCCAATCTTCCCACACCCCACTCTCCGTCAACCCTCTCCCTCAAACCATCACAAACCATCTCCTCTTCCCCTTGGCCTCGCCAGACCCCTCCCACCACTTGAGGTACCCCCCAAATACACGCTTCGGCTACCAAAACAGAACACAGGCAGGCAACCCAAGGTGGGTCCTCCTCCCCGCCCAGGTTCCTGCCCACTTTGTCCAGGAGTGGATAGGAGGGGGCCGCGATCCCTTTCTCCCCGGCCAGGTGCACCCCCACGGCCCGGGTGCGGCCGAGCACTCACTAACTCACCCTCCCGGAGGACGCAGTTGTTGCGGGGTGATCCCCGAGAGCCAGAGGGGTCCGCTACTGGCGGAGGGGGCGCGGGTGCCGGAAAAGAGAGCTGCGGATACCGGGATGCCAGGCCGGGAGCCTGCCCCCCAGCACACGCGTCCCATTGGTCTCCGGGCTCGGCCACGCCCCGTGGGTGCGACCGGGGAAGCCCCGCCCCCTCTGGGCTCCAGTGGCTACCGCTTCTCCTGCTCCACGTGTGCCCTGGATGCTGCCCGGGGTGCCCCTCAAGCGTGCGTCTCCTGCAGGGTGCGTGTTGGGGGCTAGGATAAGCCTGAAACAGGCTGATACAATCAGACCTGAAGGTTGCGAGCACGAATAGCAGGATGCTGCGGTCAGGAGCCATAGAACTCCCCCCTGGATATGCAGATGGCACACTAATCAGTGCCTTGATCACGCGCCCGCCATGCACCCCCCGGCCAATCGCAGGCTAGAGCACGCTTTGAAGCCAGAAGCCACCTATCCACTGCACTTCCTCCACTGCCCTCCTCTATATAACTCCCTCCATTTTGAAATAAATTTGCAGCTTGATCAGAATCCTTTGTCTTGCTGTCGTTCTTTCGCGCCTCCTGTCCCATCCCTTTTCATCCGTTGCAGGTATATCGGCGGACCCCATTGACTGCCTCGCAGGCCGAGGCAACTGGCGCCCAACGTGGGGCCCCGCTGATCGCCTGTGCGGACCGCTGTCCCCTTCGATCGCAGCGTTTCGCCCGGCTCGCCGCCAGCGTTTCGCCCGGCTCACCGCGACTACCCGACCGCGCGCCGGCATTCCCTGACGACCCCCGTTCCCCGACAGCGGCATTTCAAAGGTAAGACCCAACCATGGGACAGGCATGCTCACAACATGATTTGTTCGTTGCTCAATTAAAAGAATCTCTCAAGGTGCGCAAGATAAGGGTTCGTAAAAAAGATTTGAATTCCTTTTTCACTTTCGTTTTTAAAATCTGCCCATGGTTTCCTCAGGAGGGTAGCATTGACTCCCGCCTCTGGCACCGTGTAGGCGACTGCCTAAATGACTATTATAAGGTTTTTGGCCCCGAGACTGTCCCTATAACTGCCTTTAACTATTATAACCTCATAGCAGACATCCTTAAAAACCACAATAATTCCCCTGACATACAGCGCCTTTGCAAAGAAGGGCAAGAAATTCTCCGTAGTCACTCCCCGGCCCCTTCAAAAGCCCCCTCAGTTCACGGCCTCCCCGACGCTCATGCTGACTCGCTTTCGCGACCCCCCTCACGAGCGCCTTCAAATTGCCCTTCTGTCTCCATCCAAATAGATACAAACCCTCCGGCCCCTTCTCTGCACCCTCCCCTTCAGGAGTTCTATTCCTCTGCTCCACCCCCCGTTTCTCAGGACTCCGGCGACCAGTTAGATCCCTCTGAACAGGCAGAATTAGAGGACGAGGCCGCTCGCTACAATAATCCTGGCTGGCCACCACTCGTGGCGGCAGTCCTTCCGCCATTCAAACCGCCTCCTTATAGTACCTCTCACGCACCCGCCGCCGCCATTTTGCCTTCAGCGCATGGCGCGTCCGCCATTTCACCCGCGGCGTGCAAGGCACCCATTACCTTGCCCCTGGCGGCCACCGCCGCATTCACTCCGCTTCCAAAGCCTTTCCTTCAAGAGACCCTCACTTTCATCCGAGATATTAAAACCATTGCCAAAGAATTCTCCGCTTTTACGATCAGTCCCCCTCCCCACGAGACTTTAGCATTCCCAGTTACTAGATCCCAGACTCGCCCAGATAGGACCGAGAACGTAAATAGTTCAGCTGCGGCTGCAGCTACCCCCCTTCCTGACAGTGACAACCCCGAGGACTCTGACAGCTCCCCTTCTGATATAGACGAAGCAGAGCCCAGTACAAGAGACACTGCGGCCCCCCAAACTTATTTCCACACATATAAGAAACTTAGTCTTAAAACATTAGAAAAGGTCAAATCTGCTGTAACACACTACGGGCCCACAGCCCCCTTTTCCCTCGCCCTAATTGAAAATCTTAGTGAGCGCTGGCTCACGCCCAATGATTGGTTCTTTCTAGCGAAGGCAGCGCTAAGTGGAGGTGACTTTATTCTTTGGAAAAGCGAATATGAAGACACCGCTAAACAGTTTGTTCAGCGTAATATGAGAAAATCCTCCTCTAAAAATTGGACCATACTTAAATTTCTTGGTTCCGCCCCCTACCAAAGCAATGAGAAACAAGCTCAATTTCCCCCCGGACTTCTAACCCAGATCCAGTCCGCGGGTCTTAAAGCATGGAGGCGCCTTCCACAAAAGGGCACCGCAACCACTTCTCTTGCAAAAATAAGACAGGGCCCAGATGAGCCATACAGTGATTTCATAAGTCGCTTACAAGAATTAGCTGAGAGGCTCTTTGGCGCGGGTGAAAGTGAAAACGCTTTCGTTAAACACCTAGCTTATGAAAATGCCAACCCCGCTTGCCAAAATGCCATCCGCCCCTATCGCCAAGGAGAGCTCTGTGACTATGTTCGCCTCTGCTCCGGCATCGGCTCTGCCCATGCTTTCGGACTTGCCATTGGTGCCGCCTTACAAAATTTTATGCCCCCACAGCCGGCGCGCCCCCCTAATCGCCTTTGCTACAACTGTAACCAACCTGGACATTTTTCCCGAGCCTGCCCCCAGAAGAGCCAAAATCAGACTCAAATTCGGATCCAAAACCCAACAGGACCTAGTACTAATAGTCCAGGAGCCCCTGCCACAAAATGCCCTCGCTGTAAGAAGGGTTTTCACTGGTCCTCAGAATGCAGATCTAAGACAGACATCTATGGACAGCCCATTCCCCCAAAGCAGGGAAACTCCAACAGGGCCCAGCCCCAGGGCCCCATTCCGGGTGTGAACTCCGGGGCTACACAGTTCACCCCCCAATCACTCCACCCACGGATCCCTGCCCTCCCAGTAATCAATCACGCCGCCACATCACAGACCTGTGGAGGGCCACAGCAGGCAGCGCAGGACTGGACCTCTGTGCCGCCACCGACACAGTACTAACTTCAGACAACAGTCCCCTAATAGTCCCCACCGGCGTTTTCGGGCCCCTACCGCCTAACACTTTCGGGCTTATCTTCGGCCGAGTCAGTTCCACCCTACAAGGGATACAAGTCCTCCCTGGCATTCTAGATAATGATTTCGAAGGACAAATCCAAATTATCCTTTCCACCACTTTAGATTTAATTACCATCCCCAAAGAAACTAGGTTAGCCCAAATAATCATCCTCCCCCTTCAACATCTTAACTCCAATTTTCAAAAACCTTTTCGAGGGTCAAGCCCCCCTGGCTCTTCAGATACATATTGGGTACAACAGGTCACCGAGGGCCGTCCCTTACTCGAACTCAGAATTAATGGTAAAGCTTTTTCAGGTATTATTGACACAGGAGCCGATGCCACTGTTATTTCTGAGTCTCAATGGCCTCGAAATTGGCCCCTAACCATAGCTGCCACACATTTGCGTGGCATAGGACAGTCTACCAATCCACAACAAAGCTCTAAAACCCTTAAATGGGAAGACAATGAAGGAAACCAGGGCTTCGTGACCCCGTATGTACTACCTAACTTGCCCGTTAATCTATGGGGGAGAGACATTCTCGCCCAAATGAAAGTAGTCTTGTATAGCCCCAGTAACGTTGCTATAACTCAAATGCTAAACCAAGGATTCTTACCCGGCCAAGGGCTAGGGAAAAACCATCAAGGCATCACTCAACCCATTTCTATTAATCCAAAGTTTAATAAGACAGGTCTAGGATATACCCAAAATTTACCCTAGCGGGGCCATTGACAGTCCTGCACCCCATGCAGATAAAATATTATGGAAATCCGCTGACCCTGTATGGGTTGATCAATGGCCCCTTACTCAGGAAAAAACCCTCGCTGCTATTACGTTAGTGCAGGAACAGCTTGCGGCAGGGCACATTGAGCCTTCTAATTCCCCTTGGAATACCCCTATTTTCATCATCAAAAAGAAATCTGGAAAATGGCGTCTTCTGCAAGATCTCAGAGCCGTCAATAAAATTATGGTCCCCATGGGAGCCCTACAGCCTGGTCTCCCTTCACCTGTTGCCATTCCTGCCAATTATTACAAAATTGTCATAGATTTAAAAGACTGCTTTTTTACCATTCCTCTTCACCCTGAAGACAGACCCTACTTCGCCTTCAGCGTTCCTCAAATCAATTTCCAAAGCCCTATGCCTCGTTACCAGTGGAAGGTACTGCCCCAGGGCATGGCCAACAGCCCCACCTTGTGTCAAAAGTTTGTTGCAGCTGCCATCGCCCCAGTCAGAAAGCAATGGCCCCAGGCCTATATCCTCCATTATATGGACGATATCCTTTTAGCCTGCCCCGACGGTGACACCGCTAGGGCCTGTCATGCCCATATGATCACATGCCTTGCTAACCGGGGACTACAGATCGCTCCTGATAAAGTGCAAACATCTGATCCATATTCCTATCTAGGGTTTGAACTATGTCACCAACAAGTACTTACCCCCCGCATATCCCTCAGAACTGATAATTTAAAAACACTCAATGATTTTCAAAAGCTTCTTGGAGACGTTCAGTGGCTCCGGCCATACTTAAAGCTACCCACAGAAGCGCTCCTCCCACTCAATAACATTCTAAAAGGAGACTCAGATCCCTTATCTCCACGTGCCTTAACCCCCGAAGCAGAACATTCCTTAACCATTATCAACAAAGCCATACAACGGCAAAGCGCTCAACAGATTTCCTATAACCTACCTCTAGTATTCATATTATTCCCTACAGCCCATACACCTACTGGAGTTTTCTGGCAGACAAAAACCACAGACCTTACAAAAAATGGCCATCCCCTTCTTTGGGTCCACCTACCAGCCTCTCCCTCACGAGTATTACTCACTTATCCCTCTCTTCTTGCCACTCTAATTATTAAGGGGCGATCCACCAGCCGCCAACTATTTGGTAAAGACCCTGATTCAATAATTACTCCCTATTCACATGACCAAACAAACTGGCTTCTACAAACTTCTGATGAGTGGGCTATAGCATTATCCTCCTTTACAGGGAATCTTGATAATCACTACCCTAGTGATCCCCTCGTTCAATTTGCTAAAACTCATCAGTTCATCTTTTCTAAACTCACCAAAGCAGCTCCAATTCCTAAAGCCACCCTCGTCTTTACCGACGGATCTTCAAACGGCACAGCTGCCTATATCATTAATAAACAAACTTTTACAGTAAAATCTCCTTACTCCTCTGCTCAGCTCGTAGAACTGTTTGCCATACTTGAAGTTTTTACTTCACTTGCCAACCAACCGTTCAACCTCTATACTGACAGCGCCTATATAGCTCAGTCAGTCCCTCTATTAGAAACAGTTCCCTTCATCAAACCCTCCACAAATGCCACCCCTTTATTCACCAAACTACAAAACCTTATCTTACAAAGACAACACCCTTTTTATATCGGACATCTTCGTGCTCACCTTGACCTTCCTGGGCCCCTAACAGAAGGCAACGCCCTAGCTGACGTTGCCACATAGACCATCTGCCCTATTCTTACAGACCCAGTTACTGAGGCCACACAAGCCCATACCTTGCACCATTTAAATGCCCATACCCTTCGCCTTCTTTATAAAATCACTAGAGACCAAGCTAGGGACATCGTTAAAGCTTGTCCTCATTGTATAACCTCAGCCCCTGTGCCTCATTTAGGCGTTAATCCCCGTGGCCTTATACCCAATGCTATATGGCAAATGGATATTACCCACTTTGCCGCTTTTGGGAAGCAAAAATTTATTCATGTTACAGTTGATACTTTTAGTGGATTCATAGCTGCCACACCCCAAACAGGAGAAGCGTCAAAAAATGTAATCTCTCATATGATCCACTGCTTTTCCGCCTTGGGCAAGCCCCACACCATTAAAACAGATAATGGCCCTGGCTATACAGGAAAAAATTTCCAAGCCTTTTGCCAACAACTTCAAATTAAGCATATTACTGGAATCCCTTATAATCCTCAAGGACAAGGTATAGTAGAGCGGGCCCACCAAACCTTAAAGAATGCCATCAATCGCCTAACACACTCTCCTCTCGGGTTTTCAAAACAACAACCTCGAAATCTTCTAAATCATGCCCTCTTCCAGCTTAATTTTCTTACACTAGATATACAGGGTCGTTCGGCAGCCGATCGCCACTGGCACCCACAAACCACATCACAACAAGCCACTGTCATGTGGCGCGACCCCCTCACTCACGCCTGGAAGGGCCCAGACCCCGTCCTCATATGGGGGAGAGGATCAGCCTGCATTTATGATCAAAAAGAAGATGGCCCACGATGGCTCCCTGAAAGACTAATAAAACACATCAATCATCGCCCCGCCCCACCAGCTGAACCTAATCAAATCCCAGGGAATAATAATACGCCCTGAGGAGATTTTCTCTTCTTCCTATTTCAGGTAAAACATGTTCTCCCAATGGCTCTTCTTCCTGTTACTACAAGCACTCTTACACCTAAGAACATATGGAGGGCTTCAAGCGCCGCCTAGTAACATTTACCACGTCCTCTTTGGGCCACCGTGTGAATGCCGTGGAGGAACTACTACCGATCATGCCATCCCCTCGTCTTATACTCAGGTAGTAGACTGCAACACAAAAACAGCTTACCTAGCTTATTCACCCACAACAGGGGGGATGTCCAAACCCACATGGTCCTGCGTACCTAAGCCTCCTATCATACCTGCCATTAATGGAAAGCCAGGACCATGCCCATGCACCACCTTTTATCCAACAATGCACTCTTCTTGCTACAATAATGTTCAAGAGTGTACCCTTGGCAATAAGGCATATTTTACTGCCATACTCCAGAAAACAAAAAATGCTGCCAACGTAGGGGACTGGGGAGATAGCTCATCACCCATTGGCCTTAGTTCCACCAAATACTTACAAGCCGGCTGCCAAGGCACTGTAGGACAGTCAGTGTGCTGGGAACAAACTCCTCCTATTCACACTTCTGATGGAGGTGGGCCTCAAGATATCATAAGAGAACTCACCGTCCAGAACCAAATAGAACAGCTCATTGAAAATCAATTCCCTAAACTCACCCATCACCCTCTGGCTCTTGCTAAGTCGTGAGGAGTAGATCTAGATACCCAAACGACAGACATTTTGACAGCCACCCATCGGGCGCTAAATATTTCCAACCCTACACTAGCTCAAGATTGCTGGTTATGCTTAAGCTAAGGCACCCCCATGCCTCTAGCTGTCCCCACCAACATATCAGCCCTGAATATCACCGAACAAAATTGCACCCTCAGCATACCCTTTAGAGTTCAGCCTATGCTTTTTTACTCCTCCCCCTGCATCTATAAGAAATTACAAAATAATTCTTTTGATATTTCTGTTGGTTTCGCTAGTTTTACCAATTGTAGCCACACGCTTAATTATAGCACATCCCTCTGCCCTGGTCCAGGATGAGCATTCATTTGTGGTAATAATTTAGCTTTCACTGCCTTACCTGCCAACTGGACAGGGCTATGCGTCCTAGCTGCCTTATTACCTGACATAGACATCATCCCAGGAGATGAGCCTGTCCCCATTCCTGCTTTTGACCACTTCGCAGGACGACACAAGAGAGCCTTAGCTATTATTCCCCTGCTTGTTGGTCTAGGAGTCTCTGGAGCAGTAGCTACCGGAACTGCAGGATTAGGAGTTGCAGTTCACTCCTATACAAAACTTTCCAAACAACTTGTCGATGATGTCCAAGCCTTATCAAGTACTATTACTGACATTCAAGACCAGTTAGATTCCCTAGCAGAAGTAGTCCTACAGAATAGACGAGGTCTAGACTTACTCACAGCAGAGCAGGGAGGCATTTGTTTAGCTTTACAGGAACGATGCTGCTTTTATGCCAACAAGTCAGGCATCGTCCGGGACAAGATCAAGATCCTTCAAGAAGATCTGGAAAGACGACGAAAAGCTCTGACTGAGAGCCCTTTCCTTACAGCCTTCAACGGACTACTCCCCTTTCTTCTCCCTCTCCTCGGGCCTTTAATAGCTATCATTCTCTTCCTGACCTTTGCTCCCTGGGTTCTCAGGCGCACCACAAACCTCATCCGAGACCAACTTAACTCCCTTCTTGGCAAACCTATCCAGATACATTATCACCAGCTAGAAATGAATGAACCTGGCACTGACTCGCAGCGTCTTCTCCGAGAATGTCCTCGCGCATAAGCTCCTTTTTGCACCCCCACCTCCTACGAGAACAGTATAACTCTTGGCATTATACTTTGCATATAAATTGTAATGGATACCGCTAGGTGCAGAGCAAAGCATCGCAAGGAGAAGCTACCCCGAAGGTGGCCCTGCCATGTCTCCTGAGAGGCAAGTCGGCTTGCATAGAGGGCAGCGCCCCAACCCTCTCCTCCGAAAAGGGTGCTTCAGAGCTCGGGACGAGCTCAGGAGGAGCCAGACCACTGCCTCCCCTAGCCGGTTAATGTCCACTCCTCACCTTAAAAATGAAAATAAGGGAGGAGATGTTGGGGGCTGGGATAAGCCTGAAACAGGCTGATACAATCAGACTTGAAGGTTGCACCGGAATAACAGGATGCTGCGGTCAGGAGCCATAGAAACCCCCCCCTGGACATGCAGGTGGCACACCAATCAGTGCCTTGATCACGCGCCCGCCATGCACCCCCCGGCCAATCGCAGGCTAGAGCACGCTTTGAAGCCACCTATCCACTGCACTTCCTCTACTGCCCTCCTCTATATAACTCCCTCCATTTTGAAATAAATTTGCAGCTTGATCAGAATCCTTTGTCTTGCTGTCGTTCTTTCGCGCCTCCTGTCCCATCCCTTTTCATCCGTTGCAGGTATATCGGCGGACCCCGTTGACTGCCTCGCAGGCCGAGGCAGGTGCGGGCCACGGCTCCTACAGTGCCCATTACCCTGGTGCAAACAAACGCCCGTCGCCCGGGAGGGACCCCCCTCTAGCTCAGAGGCATCCGCAAGAGCCACTGATGAAAGGAGTACAGTTACGGCGGCAGGCAGGTTGCAGGTGGGCGGGACCATGACATCTGGCCCAGGTGTGCCTCCAAAACACTGGGCCTCGTCGGTCCAAGCCCTCGGGGTTCCTATGCAGCCTCTCGAATCCCCAGAACGTCCGCCGGGTCCTGGCCTCACTCCTCATCCCCAGAGCCCTCCCCTAGCGCCTCGTCCAGCCCACCGGCTGCCCTTTTTGCTTCCGCCACCTGAGGGAGCCATTGGCCGCTCATCCAGACGAGTCCTGGAGGCGCAGGCTACTGTTGGTCTGCTCGGTTTGCCTCCCCCTTTCGTCCCTCCCCATACGGTGTTCTTCCCTGTAGCATAAATTACAGGATTTATGAACCTCCGGGAGTTAGAAGCCCCTTTCCACTCCCTTCAGGTACCAGCCGTATTGGCACCACCTGACTACGTTTCTCATCTGTAAACTAGGGATTAACCAGAACCTCCCGCATAAGGTGACTCTGAGGGTTAAATGAATGGGCACTTGAGAACAATGCCAAAATGTTCAATGTTATCATTTGCATGCAGTACTATATTAAATATGCATAACCAGCCATGGATGGTATGGCTCAGTGGATTGAATGATACCCTGAGAACCAAAAGGTTGCCAGTTCAATTCCCAGTCAGGGTACATGCCTGGGTTGCAGGCCAAGTCCTCAGTTGGGGGCGTGCAAGAAGCAACTGATTGATGTTTCTCTCCCTTTCTTTCCCCTTTCTCTAAAAGTAAATTTTAAA